GGTGATATGAAAGCATTTTACAACTTCGATGCACAAATTGACAGTGAAAAGAGAGTTGTAGTAACTGGCAGGTATCCCAATAAATCTAGCAGGGTCAGAGTTGTTGCTTCCAGCGATCTAGAAGCCGGTCAGGTTCCTATCACAGCTCTTCCATTCGGATTCAGAGGGTTACCATCGATTAAGACAAGTGATTGTCTAACAGATGACGGTACTGCAATAAAGGGTGTATCGGTACCTTCGCAAAATACTAGAAGAATGTCAGCCTGTACTGGCGCGGGCTCAGTCGCAGCCGCCACATTGTTGTGGCAAAGTAGAGGCGCGAAATCTATGACAGGATCAATCGTGCCCCCTGTTCCGCTAAGATTTAAAGTTACAAGGGGAATTCTTGATAAAACTCCAGATTTTACCGGCCAGAGCGGTGATGAAGAGCTTGTCGATGCTAGTCTGTACTGGGGTGTTAAATTTGAGCACCTTGCAGTCTCAAGCTCAACAAGGACAGATTCTATCTATAGATCAAACCTGGGATCAACTACTAACCCTCTTATAACTTCGTATGCTAAGCTTTTAGGAATACAAAAGCTAGACGTCTTTACAACAGGCTCAGGTGCTGATAAATTCAATAATAACAAGTTCACACTAGCAAGAGTAGCATTCTATAACGGAACAGGATCATATACGGGTGATGTTGTTGGATCTGTAACTTCACAGATAACTGGATCAGCAGCTGATCATATTATTGATGCAGCATACATAAGAGATGGATCTCCGGATCCGGCACTGTATACAATTAGAGATGGATCAGAGTACAATAACAGACTTACATTTGCTAGTCTAGCATCACTTACATCATCACTGTACTTTAACAAATTTGTTGATTACACTAAGTTCACAAATATGATTTACGGAGGCTTTGACGGAGTTAATATCCTTGATTCAAACATGGTGAAGATGAACGATAAGTCATCTTCATCAGATACAGGCGGATATGCATCCGGGGCAACACTGGATATTGGCTTAAATACGACAGTAAATGACTTTGGCGCCGGCGCCAAAAGTGCAATAGTTCAGTCATACAGAGCGTCAGCGAGAATATTGACATCTGAGGTGTCATCTCGTGTGAATATCGTCTGCATACCGGGAATTAGAGATTCTTCATTGACAGATTATGTAATGCTAAGACTGGGAAGCTATGGTAAGGGATTTTACATAGTTGACGTTCCTTCTTACGACGCGGACCAGGCAAGATTGTTTAGAGATAGCATCAATAGACCTAGCGTCGATAAAACTGCATCGGTCTTCGCAGGACGAGGAATAGATAACAACTATGCCGGTGCATACTTCCCAGATGTTAGAATATTTGATGATATTAATAACAGGCCAGTTGACGTTCCATCGTCAGTTGCAGTTATTGGAGCACTTGCATATACAGATAGTATTTCGTATCCGTGGTTCGCACCTGCTGGATTCAATAGAGGATCATTAGGTTTCGTTACAAACACGAATGTTAGACTTAACCAGGAAAATAGAGACAACCTGTACGAAAATAGAATAAATCCAATCGCATCATTCCCAGGAGCAGGATACGTTATCTTTGGCCAGAAGACGCTGCAGGCTCTAAGGAGCTCTCTAGATAGAGTTAATGTTAGAAGGATGTTGCTTGAGGTCAAGAGAGTTGTTGGTGATGTGGCAACGAAGTTAGTCTTTGAGCAAAATACACCAGCAACAAGAGCAAGATTTGTCGCCGAGGTTACACCGCTGCTGGCAAGTATCCAGACACAACAAGGTATTGATCAATTTAGAATTGTCATGGATTCTTCAAACAATACAGATCTTGATATTGAGAACAATATTCTCAATGGTCGTATTGTCATAGTTCCAACACGTGCTGTTGAATTCATAGCAATTGACTTTATCATCACAAATGCAGGTGTAGATTTCGTTTAGACGATAATTAAGTTATAGAATGGAGTTCATTTAGATGTCAGAAAAAGTTTACAAAAGCGCTGGAGTTTTTTCCACCGAGACGGATCTATCACAGCCTACGCTAACAGGCCCAATGGGTGTCCCTGCAGGGGTGATAGGTGTCGCAACGGACGGCCCAGCATTTGTCCCAATTACACTTGGGACGTTTAGTGATTATACAGCCGTCTTTGGTGCACCACAATTTGATGCAGCAACACTAGGGAGAACACCGCCTGATATCTACGGTCCCATGGCTGTTTATACATTTTTAAGAAATGCGACAGCACTAACATACCTTAGAGTATTGGGTGTTGGTGATGGAAACCAGCGCAGCACATCAACTGGAAAGGTAACTCGGGCTGGATTTGCTGTTGGATCAAACTTAGTTCAAAATGATGGCATTGTGGGTGCAAATCCCAGTGCAGTGGGCTTGGCCCACCCGTACGCTCCACCAGGTAGAACATATTTCATGGGATGCTTCATGTCAGAGTCAGCTGGCAGTACTGTATTTTCAGATGCTAATATTCAGATAGTTGGAGAAAACCGCTCTGCCCCTATTTTAAGAGGTGTATTGATGGCACCTTCTGGTGTCATTCCTCAGTTGTCATGTTCACATGCAGTAAATTCCAATGCACCCAGTGTTACAGACGAGGCCATCCCGGGTGCAGCATCAGTGAAAGGTGGGATGAGCGGATCTGTCAAGGTCCATGATGGTGAGTTCGTACTGCTTCTTAACGGTCACATTCCAAATGGTGGAAACAGTAATGTAATTACAGCATCATTTGATTCAAATTCAGGGATGTATTTTCCAACGAAGCTCAATAAGGACCCCACACTCCTTCAGAAAAAAGGTCATTGTCTATATAGCTGGTATGATCTAGCGCCAGGGTTTGCTATAATTACGGGTAGCGGTGTTGTTCTCCATGCTGATGTAGAGGGCACCGGAGATTCGAGGCTCGAGGATGTCGGATTTATCACAACGGGTTCTCAAGCAAGAGACACATATACAGCTGGGGTATCTCCTAACTACGAATCATTCCAGGAAAGATTTACTGCAGCAAAAACACCTCACTTTATATCTCAAGATTTTGGAGGTACTAAGTACAACTTATTTAGAATCAAAGCTCGCGGTGACGGTGCAATACCGTCATCAAAGTATAAGATCTCTATTGTAAATATTTCACCTGCTAATGCAACAGCAACTGATAAGTTTGGAACTTTTGATGTTCTTGTAAGAGAATTTGATGATACAGATGATTCTCCAGCAGTTCTCGAGGGTCACCTTGGGTGTAATTTAGATCTGGGCAGTGACAAATATATTGGAAGAGTTATTGGTGACCAGCAAGTATTCTTCGATTTTGACCAGGCAGCTGGAAGCCAGAAGCTTGTTGTTGAAGGAAACTTTCCTGGAAACTCCTCACTCATTAGAGTTGAAATTCCAAAAGCGCTAGAGTTGGGAAATGTTCCTGACGATGCACTCCCCATGGGATTCAGAGGACCGGATCACCTTGTAACATCTGGTAGCGGACCTCTCGCAGACCTAGAGTCAGGCGCAGCCCTGGTACCCACCACCCCGTATAAGGAGATCACTGAACCGCCAATAAGGTATAGAGACGATGTCAAACGTGGCACGCCCGGGGATTCTTCAGATATTCTAGCTAACGCAAACTTATTTTGGGGTGTTCAATTTGAAATGAGAGTTGCAAATGTTCTAATTACAGATCCCTATGGATCAACTAAGCTTCGAAGCCTAAATGGCGGCGGTCAAGACCTTTCGCTGGTGACAAAAACAAAGTTCTTCCCATCTTTCTCTCCCGGAGCATTCAACTTCTCTGTTGGAGATAATCCAGGCACTGCAGCAGTTAATGGTACGGTTTTAGATTGCGACGCATTCAACAATAATATATTCACGCTAGAGAGAATCAGAATCAAGACAGGGTCTAGTGGCGACATTGCAGATCCAGATTTCTGGCATAGCGCATCATACATTCGAAAAGGTTCAATTACACCAGGTTTTGGAATGAGAGCATTGAATGTGAATGATCTTAGGACGTCAGGAAACAGAACATTCGCAAAATATTCAGTCTATATGCAAGGGGGATTCGACGGTACAGACATTTTCGACATCGACAAGGCTGATTTTACATCGACAGCTTGCAAGAGAGAGATGGATGACTCTATTAATCAAGGCGGTGTATCTGGACCAACAGTTGCAACATATAGAAAGGCACTTGATCTCATGGGCGTCAAAGCAGACGTTGACGTAAAATTGCTAACAATCCCGGGAATTAGACACTCAAGTGTTACTGACTATGCTATGAGTACAGTCGAAAATAGATTTGATGCTTTGTATATCATGGATATTGAGCAGAGAAGCCAGAATAATGTTGTCATGACTGGGTCAGTGGCAGCTGATGGCTCTGTAATAATTCCAAGTGTAACATACACTGCTGCAGGATTTGCTGCTAGGGGTCTCGATAGCTCTTTTGCAGCTGCTTATTATCCAGATGTCGTAATTGATATAGGCTACGGGTCAGGAGAGCAAGTTGCTCCTCCAAGCGTCGCAGTCATGGGAGCAATGTCAAGAAATGATTACTACGGTCAACCTTTTAACGCACCTGCAGGTTTTTCAAGAGCAAGGCTAGACGCTAGCATTAGTGCATGCACACTTCCCCTTGAAAGGGATGACTTAGATAAACTGTATGAAGAGAGAATTAATCCTCTTGTTGAGTTTGTCGGACAGGACCCGGTTGTCTGGGGTCAAAAAACGCTGATGGCAAATGCATCTGCACTAGATAGAATCAATGTTAGAAGACTATTGATTGATATCAGACGAAAAGTTAAGAATATTGCTAATTCACTACTCTTTGAGCCCAACAGGCAGGAAACGCTTGATAGATTTAATGCACTAGTTAAGCCAATCATGCAGACAATTCAGGACAATGGCGGAGTTGATAGGTACAAGGTTATTATTGATACAACCACAACCACACAAGCGGACATTGAAAATAACACAATTAGAGGAAAGATTTATCTGCAGCCCACTCGGACAGCAGAGTTTATTGCACTTGATTTTACTGTTGCTAACGCAGGTAATTTTGACAGTGTTTAAAATAAAACAACGTTATACTTATAGATTGAAACACTAGGAGATTATTCAAATGGCAGAAACACTTTCAGTTAGCGAAATGCTACCTAACAAGTTCGAACCCAAGCGTCAGTTCCGGTGGGTTTTCGCCATAGAGGGTATTGATTCATTCCTAATGAAAACTGCTGCTAGACCGCAAATGCAGTTTCAGGAACTTCCGATTCCTTTTATTAACTCATACAGATACTTGAGTGGAAGGATGCAATTTCAGACAATGAGCATCACCCTTTATGACCCGATAGCACCATCTGGTGCCCAGCAGGTTATGGAGTGGATCAGAACTCATTACGAATCAGTGTCTGGAAGAGCAGGATATGCTGACTTTTACAAGAGAGATATTCAAATTAAACTTCTAGATCCGATAGGAACTGTTGTAGAGCACTGGGACATGAAAGGTACCATGATCAACTCAGTAAACTTTCAGACTCTTACATACGATACGGACAACACGCCCGTAACTATTGATTTGACTCTAAGATATGATAACTGCATCTTGCAGTACTAAAAAGTTTATATTAGGAAAATATTTAAGCCCTGCCCAAAGCAGGGCTTTTATTTTTATTTACACGCACGGTAAGTTTGTGTACTTTTCATAGTAGGAGATAGTAAATGAGTGACCTTATAGAGAGGCAAGATATTGTTAAAGAAAGATTCGACTGGGAGGTTCCCGTTGAATCAGTTCCCATACCCTCGCAGGGAAAAGTGTATTCTTCAGATTCTCCCCTCCATAACTTAAAAACTGTTCAGATAAAATCAATGACCGCGAGAGAAGAGGATATTTTAATGTCATCTGCACTAATCAAGCAGGGCAAAGTAATATCAGCACTTCTTTCTTCGTGTGTCCTGGATAAAAATGTAAATCCCGATGACCTGTTGTCAGGTGATCGAAATGCTATCATGATTGCAATTCGAATCACAGGTTACGGAGCTGCCTATAGTGTTAATACGTCTTGTCCAAAGTGTACAGCAAGAAGCATTCAGGATTATAATCTGGCTGACCTTTCAATTAGACGGCTTGACCTTGAACCCGTCGGTAGCGATGGAAATGTTTTTGAGTTTTCACTTCCCGTGACAGGAAAGACAGTTCACTTTAAATTCTTAACTGGAAAGGAAGAAGCTGAAAGAACAACGATGATCACCAGAATGAAAAAAATGACACGCGGGCAAGGTGTGGACAGAGATGTAACTTCTAGACTAGAATACCAAATTGTTGCAATTGATGGTGTTACTGATGGCAATGCAATTCGTCAGTTTATTGGAAAGATGCCTGCACGAGACTCTAAGTCTTTAAGAAATTTTATTAATAATAATGAGCCAGGGATTGATATGAATGTGCTAATGAAGTGTCCAGAGTGCATGCATCAAGGGGAGGTGGCGCTTCCTATTGGCGCCAACTTTTTTTGGCCGGAATGATACTATGCGAGAAGCGTTTCTAGAGGAAGCGTTTCTTTTACAGTATCATTTAAATATGAGCTACAGCGACGTAAGATCAATGCCGCTACCCTACAGAAAGTGGTTTATTAGAAGAATATCTGATGAATTTAAGCAACAGGCTGACGCTAGAAAGAAGGCATCAGATAATAGATCTGGCCTCGTTGATATCCCAATGGGTGATATACACGAACAGCTTGGAATAAGTCCGACATCTGACATGTCACCTGGACAAGGTCGTGATATAAAGTTTGATAACGGATAAACTATTTAAAGGCATATTTAATGTTTGAGGTGCACTAAGTGTCATTCACTGAACAACAAGCCAGGCAGATTGGAATCGACATCGCCGCAGCTGTCAAGGAAGCGCTAGGCAGCGGCGAGATAAAAGTATCAGGCGGAGGCACTCAGTCTGACTCAACCTCAGGTGCGGGAACTCCAACACCTGGATCAGGAGCAGGCAATACAACACGCCAATTTTATGACAAGGTTGTCGAACGCAGCCTCCAGGCTATTCCGGGATTTGAGGAGGTAAAGAAGACAGGTGACGCAATCAGCGGCTTGACTGATCCAGAGGTCCTCAAGTTCATGAATGATCTCCAAGCCTCGATGGGCGGGTTAGCTGGCGGGTTCGGCAAGCAGTTTCAAGAAGGCAAGACATTTGCAAATGAATATAGCAAGGTATATCTTGACTTTAACGAAAAGATATATGGCACACAGAAGTCATCAATCGACGGTCTCGGCGTAAGTTTAAGCAATCTTCTCGGGGAGACATCACAAGCATTTAAGGCATTTGAGTATATGGCCGCAGGGGCGGGATCATCTGCTGACGGCCTGAGACTTCTCAAGGATGCATCGGCAGACACGGCCCTTGAGATGGCAGCATTTGGTACAAATATGGGACTGTCAACATCAGAAGTCTCAACATTCGTATCACGTCAAATTGATCTAACTGGTGAAGCTAACACAAATATGCTTCAAGAAGCTGCAATTATGTCAAAAAGAATTGCAGATCAAACTGGTGACTCCTCAAAGGAGATACTGAATATAGTTGAAGGCCTCATATCTGACACACGGAGATACGGTAATGTCAGCGTCGATGAGGCAGCAAGGATAGGTGGCTCTCTCAGACAGCTAGGACTTGACTACGGTGAGCTCGACGGAATGGTTGATAAGTTCTTCAACTTTGAGACTGCAGCACAGTCAGTCTCTGCACTGACGTCAGTATTTGGTGTTCAGCTGGACGCAATGGAACTCATGCGAATGGCAAATGAGGACCAGGGCGCGCTGATGGAGACACTGCGTGATCAGTTCATCGCAACAGGAAAATCAGTCGATGATATGTCACTCGCTGAAAAGAGACTAATTCAGCAGCAGCTC